TTTTGGGGAGGGAAATCTGAAAAGAAAGAACGTCCCATAGAAACATTGCTACGTGAATGTAATGAAGAAATGGGCGACTTACCTGATATTGAAAAGGTATATCCCATACACACATTTGTAAGTGATGATAAAAAATTTACATATCATACGTATTGCATTACTGTATTTGAAGAATTTATTCCAATTACTAATGATGAGACGGCAGGCTATGCATGGGTTGAAATTGATGCTTGGCCCAAGCCATTACATCGTGGTGCTCGTGTAGTATTAAGTAAAGTAGACATGGTTGATAAAATAGTTTCTATATGGGAAAGACAGCGTTATAAAGAAGACTTACCAAATTGGCTTGATAGTTTTTGATACTCTTCACTATCTTCTCCATAGATTTTCTTAATACGTTCAATACGTTTATCTAATACTTCCATACTGGAGTCTAATACTTTTGTATTCCATTCAGTAAACCTTTTCATAATATGATCCCAATTAACAAAAGTATCATAATCAAATTCTGGATTCAATATATCAATTTCAGCCTGTTGAATACCAGCCTTAATTAAATCATTCACCCGTGAAGACTGTAACCCAGTATACGCTCCAAGAATTTTATTCTTCTTCTTGGATATAGATGCATCTCCATATTGTAAGTATAAACATGTATAGTATGCATTTGCCCATGCTTTAAATGGATCTACTGCATCATTGACAGTACCAATTGGAGTTGATGAAGTTTTAATCTTGGGCTGTATAGGTTTATTAATTTCCAAAAGATCACTGTTTGGCATCAGTTCTCCACTAGTTGGATGAATAACTAGTGGTGGAATTTGAGATTGCAATGTTTGTTTCATTAACTCTTTAACGTAATCTATACTAACTAATGACACTGAATTATCAGCATATGTTAATCCAGTACTTTGGTGTACTACAGGAAATTTAATAATATCAAAATCACCTATTGAATAGTCTAGAAGAGAAACATTGTCAATTCTGACATCAGCATTTACTAACCAAGCTGATTTAGTAGTTGAGTTAGTTAACAATTCAAATACTTCATCCATTGTTTTTTTATTATTAATTAAATGACATGGACGTTCTGGTATACTAATCATTCCATATTTTTTCATAATAAATTTATCATGAAACGCATATATGTACATTGGTGTCATATCTGTCTTATATGCAGCAATTTGACTACTACGTTTAATTTCAGTTTCTTGTGTTACAGATGTTGGCACAAGATACAATGCTTGCCAATTTATTGGACGTTTACTATGAAAATTACATACAGGAAATGCGTGTATCATATCTATATCATTGGGTTGAGGATAAAAATTCCAGTTAAAATTAGGATGTATATCATAATTTTGATTCTTAATCCAAACATAAGGATACTTGTTTTTATACTCACTTACAACTAAAGGCAAATCTGAAAAATCTGATTTTTCAATTATAGGGTATCTTTTCCAAGAAGCTATTGTATTACTAAATGCAGTTTTAATCATCTATATTTTCCATTTTTATTGCTATACTTCCTATATGACCGCACTTTTTGCTTAGGTCAAAATCAACATATAACTTGTATTCATAATTGTGTAGTTGTGAGCAGAAGTATACATCTTCTCCTGTAAATGTTTCGTATTTGTCACTCCAAGTAACTTGAAACCATGGACGTGGTATCATACTAAAAATACTTATGTCTGTTAACATTAGTCCCATTCCAACTGAATATACTGGATGTAGACCGCTTTCATTGACAACAGTATCAAGTTTATCGGATGCAAAAGCAGTATTACGATAAGGTTTAGTTCTAGTACTATACGTTGCTGCAACTGCTAATTTATTGTGTTCATTTAATCGTTGATATATACTTACTGGAAATAACATATCACTATCAAGCCACAGTATTTGTGTACAGTTATCTTGCATTGCACTTAAAACTAACCGGTAGCGTTGATCTGATATTATACTACCGTTTTCAAAATATAGTTTAAATTCTATATTATTTTTTGTTAGGTGTGATGTTAACTGTGCTAAACAATATGCAAAACTACTGTGTAACGAATCTCTAACTGGAATACATATACCAAGCATACTACATCATGTTTAGTGGAACAACGTCATCCTGCTCTACTGACTTTTCAGCCGTTTGGACTTCGTTATTAAGTTGGCTTGCAATAACTGTAGCTTGACGTACACAATCAATAAAATATTGATTGCCTAAACAAGTCATGTCTTCCATTGTTTTTGCACTTACTTTACCAGTAGCTAATAATTCAATTGCAGCATGTTTTGCTAATCTATCGACCCAATACTTTACTTGATCGACATCATTATTATAATGTAGTTCTTTTGACTCAAATTCTTTTTCTAGTTTATCTTTTGCAGCCTTTAAGATAGCAAGACGTGGCTTACTACGTCTCCAGAATGGTTTGCTATTTTCATCGTCAATATCTCCATTGACTTTGCCGTACTTAGCGGCAGGGGTTAGACATCTGCCCAAGACAAATGTACTATATTCAAATTCAGACATTATTTTCTCCTATGAGTTTATGGTTGTCCGCCGAAGCTGGAACTTAGCATTACAGTATTGCCAGCACTAATACCCACTTGTGGTCCAAGTTGACTTAGGCTACGCTGAGAGCCACTAGTAAATCCATAATGTATTTGTACCTGGTTTATAGATATTTGACTACCGGTTGCGGGTAATGGCATTGTTCGTTCCTATTATATTTTATACTACTATATTTATGTGTTTTTGTCAACTGTTAGTATTTATAGTAATAACGTTAGTCCAGCGGCCGCAATAACTAAGCCGCCCCACATACCAAGGATAGTTATATAATATCTAAACTTAGTACCAAAATATAGCATTCCAATTGCAACACATTTATGCATTGGGCTAACCAAGTAGCCAACAAAGTCAACAGCAAAGAACCAAGGTAAGTATTCAATACCATAAATGCTAGCCATAATAACAGTTAGTGCACCAAAGCGACTACTACTGCCTAGTGCAAACGCACCAGCAAAACTTGCGGCACTTAACATAATAAATCCACTCCAGGTATTAATATCAAGTCCACTGTTTTCCAAAAACTCTTTAATAGCACTTGTATTTTCTCTAGCAAAATTTGCCGCTACAATAATAAGTGCAACCCAACCGATCAATTTCCAGTCTACAAAACGTAACAATTTAGGTATATCAAATGTACGTGTAACTACCATATAGTAAAGTGTTAGTGCGCCAAATGCCCACAAGAAATTTACACCAGCAATAATAGCACCAACGCCTGCTACATATGGCAATACATAACGTGTAATACGACTTACTTTAATATCTCTAGTACAATCGTTTAGTTCAACATCACTTTCTTTTACTCCCCAGATCAAGTATGAAAGAATAAATGCAATACTAACTGCCAACAGTGGCCACATAATACCCATAAATTGTGTGTATGTTAATCCAAATGCCGCCATGGGAAGAATAACTGTCTTCTCTAATGGGCTCCAAAAGTAATAATGATGCGTACTAACATAGTCAATAGGACCAAACTTTTCTCTGCCACAGCAACCTTTATCTGGCGCCAATGCTTCAAGCATACCTGCGCTTACTGTAACACGACCTTTGATTGGCAATAGTCCAGTAATAGCACTCACAACAGCTACAACTGCTTTTTTGCTTTTTAAATTTTGCTCAAAGAAACAAAATATATCATCAAATAATTTGTGTTCCTTTACCATGCCTGCAATCATCATTACAAATACAATTAAGAACAAGTATACTTGTCCTTTTAATAGTAAGTCTATATATTCCATTATTTCCTCTTAAAAAATTTATTATAGGCGGAGGATACTATATTTTTGTTTAAACTAAAACCAATACTGTTATAGTATTTCCTACGTGTTATCCATTTACGGTCGTGGTCAGTTGCATCTCTTACAACTAGTTCAGATGTTTTTTCACTCATGGGCACAAGTTGACACAGTGGTGTTCCCGCACGAATTGTAAACTCTCCATGGCCGTTTACATAGCCTTGTATGTTTATCTCACTACTTATACTAGGGTCAAGTATACCAATACAACTCTCAAATTCAAACTGTTCTGTATACGGCATTGGTAACATCATAAATTTACAGTCTGAAATAATATGCCAAGGTGTATTAATCTTGAGTATGCTTTTATGACTCCAAGGCCTTTTTGGTATATGTTTGGCAATACTGTCGCCATGCTGTACTTGTATTGCTGGTTTTTCTAATAGTTCTTCTAGTGCAATATCTGGTGTATATGTTTCTATACTACTAGGACCACTACGCACTGCAATGTCATGCCAAGCACAAACAACATATCCTGTTGTTAGTACATCAATGATACCAGGACATCGTGCAATATGAAAATCGTGATGTGCCATTTGTTTGTATTCATGTTGGGCTGTTTTAATCCACGCAGGCATTACTGACTTACTGTGTATAACAGGGTATGTGTCTGTTAATCCATCTACTGTACTAAAGAATTCTATTTTTTTCATTGGAACCTAATATTAAAAGCAATACATACTCGTGGTATATCACTTTCATTTCTTTCTACTTCATGTGGAATCCAACTTGGCCACATAACTAAATCTCCATCATTTGGCTTATAATGCATCCTACTTGTACCAGGTCCTAAATAACTGGCACTTAGATCCATATTAGCTGGATTTAAGAATACCAAGTCTCCAGTATGATTTGCTTGTACATAGTATATAGCACTAAAGTTAAATGACTTATGTGTGTGTAATAAATTTAAACTACCAGGATCGTTTATGTTAGTCCAAGATTCAATATAGGGATCACCGCCGTTAAACATATGAGCAAATGCACGATCTTCTTCTAAATAATAACCTACTGTTTCTTCAAGTTGTTTTATTAAGGCTTGGTGTAACCATTCACTGCGTTCAAATTTAATATCAGCACGCCAACAACCATCATTAGTATTTAAATTACTGGGGTTATTGTCTTTATAATCATATGCTTGACGTAATAGGTCATGTCGTTGGGTTTGAGATCCAATGCCAGATTCTATTAGTACATGTCCACTATATGCTTTCCAGAGTCTCATTTTTTTACTACCATAATGTATAACCCATTCCACCACATGTTAGGATTTTCTATTTCATTCATTAGCAGTCTGTTATAAACAATATCAAGACCACTACTTTCTACTCCTGCTTCAGCACCTTTAACAACTTCTGTCCAGTTGGCATCATCAAATATTAATAATGCTGTATCACTAAACACACTACTATAATACTCTACTGCCTTTTTTGTATTCTCAAAATCATGTGGTCCATCATAAAAGAACATGTCAATCTTAGGTAGTGTAGTCAAGTCTACAGTAAGCATGTCTGTGTTATGTACAGTTAGTTGTTTAACATGCCCTGTATTATTTTTAAATTCATCTAGTGTATTATTAGGCAATGCAAAATTGTTGCGTTGCGGTTGTATTTCGCCACTCCAGTTATCTACGCAATGTATGTCAATATCATTTACACCAACTGCGGCGGCTGTTGCGCCCATAGCACTACCAACTTCTAAATATGTATTGACTTTTTCGCCTAAACCCATTAATAAGTTCTGAACTCTTTTACTAGTTAGTCCTGGTATTTCCAAGTTGTTTACATACTCAACACTGTCTACTAATTCATTAACTACATCATGTACAATCTGTGGAAGTTTTTTACCACTACGTGCTTCATATACTTTATCACAGAAATTACAATCCCAACAATCAAACTTACAGTTCTTAATAATTTTACGCCAAGCATCAATTGGCCGCTCTTGTAAATTTGTTTCAGTTAAATATTCTTCAAATTCATTAAACAAAAACTCTTCGTTGTTAGCATAGCGTTTGATAATATCCATAGTATGATATATTTGTGTAATGCTTTCACGACCATGCATTTTAAATACATCAACATAATCTAATAGTTCTACCCAATCTTCACGCCACGGAGGAATGTTTGCAGTTTTAAGAGGCACACTAGGATCTTGTACATCCCATTTAGGACAACTTACTCTACTAATACTATCTAAAAAGTATGCTGGACCTTCTTTACGCATATTGTTAAACTGAAAGTGTTCATCCATCATTACGCAATTGCCTACACAACCTTCATTGCCAAGTAAACTTAACTTTATGCCAAATTTGTCAGCTGCACGACGACACTTTTTTAATGCATCACTATCACGCATTAGATCTCTATCAAGATTAACGTACTGAAATCCTGCTTTTGCTAACTCAGCAATCTCGTTTGCACGAGTAACATTTCTTAAGATTGTATTTTTAATTTGTAGTTCAGGAAATCTTGTTTGTATCTGCTTTGTAGCAACCCAATGTGTATGTGGTATTGTTGCACTACGTACACCTGCCGCATACAACTGTTCAAAGTTATTTAAAAACAAGTCTAAGTTTTGTTGACTTGGTTGAACTTGTATGTTATTAAAAGTTGCACTTACTCTGATACCTGTAGTATTTTGGATATGTAGTGCTGTTTCAATAACTTGAACTGCGTCTGCCTGTGATTCAATAATGTCTCCCATTGCATCTTGAGTAAATGGGGGCATACGACAGGTAAAATAAAGATCATAGATATAATCCTTGTACTCACGACAAAACGACACAAACTCGTGAAATTGCTCTTCAGAAAGCTTCTGATTAATTGGTACACTAAACATAGTTTATACTATAACACGCAATTAGTTATGTGTCAAAGATTAAATGCTGGATCAGAAGTAATGCTTTCAGACTCAGCTTGAGCAAGACTTATATGTACGTCAAATCTGTTGTGTAGTAATAAGCAACATTGACTAATTGTTGTACATGCTTTTATTTCAGTTTCCACTAACTGTTTTGCGCTTAATAGTTCTTGAATTTTTGTATTGTATGCTGTATTTGCATCAACAACTTTTGTTACCATTTCATCAAGTGTAATGCCACGTGCGGTTGCAAGTGATTGAATCATAGGAACACTGACTGTATTATCAGCTTGATACGCTTTAGCTTCAGTCAATTGTTCTGCCCAACTATCATGTTCTAATGTGCTTACTTGCATTGTTTGTTGTACACGGCGTTTATCATAAACCTCGTCTAGTCTTAATCGCATAATATGTTTCATAAAAATAACAGTATTAGCAACGTCCTCATCAGTTAAAGTGTACGATGTTTTTACACCAAGATCTTCTTCACTTGATAAAACTTGTAACATATTGTTTTGGTCAGTTCCTGAACGCACACTAATGAAACCACGGTATGCATCCATAAACAGCCATGCATTTGCAACGCCTTCATTTTCCAATGTACGCACAGGTGCTAGATGCTCATAAGGAATAATATCAACATGTGAGTCTGGAATAAATCCAACCATAAAATCCATCCAATATCCTATTTTTTGGACTGGTCCTAATTTGCGTTCGTCAACGCTTTTGAATAAGAGGTACAACTTTTTTCTCCTGATTAGCTAGTTGTAATGAAATGTCATTAATAAATTCAGACTGGCTAATATTTGCCAGTAAATGAATGTCACTAACTGTCTCTCCATTATTTAATTTTTCTACCACAGCATCACTAATTTTATTCATACGTGATTCGTTTTGAATTAAAACTTCATATGCCATAGCAATTGTTTTGTTTTGTGAATCAGCATCTAGTTGCATAATTGCTTCCATATTACCTACACCTATACGCCCATATGCAATCATGTCCATTGCGGCTTGTTTTGCAAGTCTATATTCCCAATAGTCTCGTTCAATCTCTTCATTTTTTTCTGGATCATTCATAATATCCAAATACCTGTGTCCGTCTTTTGTGCATCCCAATGGGCTATTGTCAATCTCATCTATTAGATTTAAAACTTTTGTACGTTCAATAAGAATAGTACGTAACTTTTCTTGGACAACTGCTAACTTTGTAGTAATGCGTTTAATTTCCAGTAAGTGTAATTTCTTTTGTGCTTCATAAGGAGTGAGTTCTGCTTTTTCATGTTCCAATTGGATCTCAAGTTCAAATTGTTCAATATCAAACTCCCAGTTTTCAATCATTTCGGTTTTTGTATTTAATTCTAGCATTAACTGGCGTAGTTGATGCATAGGATGAATGTGACTTCTAGCCACAAAGTTTTTGAGTTTAAACTCAGGTATACTCCAATCGTTTAATTGAGATTTACGAATCATTTCATTCTGTTTTTCTGTCAACACGATTTCATTCATTATGTATTCTAGCCTTTCCAACCGCAAATGCCACTAGATCCGCCTGGTATACCAGTTCTCACTGATCCAGAACCTAGTTCATATCCGGTGTCTGTTGTATAAAAGAACTTATGTCCTCTATTATTTTGTGCACCATCGTACATTCCCATGCAGTACTGGTGTTCTTGGCCCATATCAAAGTTTTCTTCACCACTATTTTGTAGTGGTCTTGTTACTGTACGAGCTAATGTATTTGTATTTAAGTCATATACACGGTAGTTATACCCAGCGTTATATGTTCCTTCATTTCCAATGTACCCTTTGCGATCTTTACTATTAATTGGCTTTTGTTGGTTATTAGCACCAACCCACGCAGAAGCTTCTAGTCTATCTGATCCAACTGTATCAGTTGCAAAGACTAATTGTTGTCCAGTTCCATTGCCGTATAGGTGTGCTTTGTTTTGATCACATAAAGCCTGTACACCATCAACTGTACCATTGGCAATTAGTCCTGTTAGTCCAGCTGCAGCTGTTTCAGTAGTAAAATTAAATTTTGTACTAGTAGTATTACTAGTTATGTGACAATATTCTGTTTCTTTAAAAGCATACCCGGCATCGTTTCTACTAGTGTTCATATTGTTAGCACTGTTGTATGAATTACCTGTATCAGTAGCATGATTTAATGAAATAACATTTGCATTAGCTGTAGTATGTGCACCATTAGCACCAAATACCCAACTTTTTGTTCTACTAGGCGCACCTCCACTATAACTTGTAGCATAAGCCATAGTGTTACCTAAGTTGGTACAGACATCTGTGCTGTGTACCATTCTATTTGCGTTGTTATATGGTGTTCCACTTTTATATCCACACATAACATAACTAGCAGTAATAACAGTACGGTATTTAAATCCACCGTCACCAATACCAACTTGTTGCCACTGTTCACCATCATACTGTCGTAGTTCTTTTTGTGTAGTATTCCAATATACTTGTCCTGCTACAGGACTTCCTGGATTACTTGATGCTGTTGGATAATTAACACCACCACTGCCTATTGTTGTTGCCATTTTTTAACCTCTCCAACCACATGATCCGCTAGAACCACCTGGTATTCCTGTTCTTACTGAACCTGATCCTAGTTCATATCCAGTATCTGTTGTATAAAAGAACTTGTGTCCTCTATTATTTTGAGCGCCATCATATTGACCCATACAATACTGGTGTTCTTGCCCCATGTCATAGTTTTCTTCACCCATGTTAGCCATTACTTTTGGGACTGTTCTTTTTAACACATTTGTATTTAAATCTAATACCCGATAGTTATATCCACCATTGTATGATCCTTCATTTCCAAAATATCCTTTATGGTCTTTACTATTAATTGGCTTTTGTTGCGTATGTACACCGCTAAATGATGATCCTTGCACTTGGTCTGTAGTGAGTGTATCTGATGCAAATAACAATGTTTGACCTGTTCCATCGCCGTATAAGTGTGCTTTGTGTTGATCACATAATGCTTGTACGCCATCGTGTGAACCGTTTGCAATTATACCAGTTAAACTTGATGCACTAGTTTCTGTTGTAAAGTTAAACTTGTCACTAGTAGTATTACTAGTTATGTGACAATATTCTGTTTCTTTAAATGCTGCTCCAGCATCATTCCTACTTGTACTCATATTGTTAGCACTACTGTATGATTGACCTGTTTCTGTATACATATTTATTGCTACACAATTTGCGTTTGCTGACGAGTGGGCGCCATTGGCACCAAATGTCCAAGACTTAGTACGACTAGGTGCTCCGCAACTATAACTAAATGCATATGGTAAAATGTTTCCCAAGTTAGTCATTACATCTGTGCTATGTACCATTCTATTTACATTATTATAAGGAGTTCCGCTTTTATATCCGCCTTGTACAAAACTAGCAGTAATAACAGTTCTATACTTAAATCCACCATCACCAATTGCTACTTGCTGCCATTGTTGACCATCATACTGTCGTAGTTCTTTTTGTGTAGTATTATAATATACTTGGCCTTCTACTGGACTGCTTGGATTGTTTGCTAATTGTGCGTAATTAAGTCCGTTGCCATTAAGTGTTGTTGGCATTTAGTCTTTCCTCCAATGCGTCAATACGTGCTTGTTGCTCTTTAATTGCTTCAATAAGAAGTCCTACCATGTTACCATACGCAACAGATTTTATTCCAAGAGCATCTTCACTTACTACCTCTGGTAATACCGTTTCTACTTCTTGAGCAATTACTCCTGTTTGACGAGGATTGTCTTCAATATCATTTCTATTATATGTTACACCACGTATTTGTAGAAGTTTATCTAATGCGTCAGGTATAGTAACAATATTATCTTTAAGAGATATATCAGAGTTAGCTGTTATATTTCCACCACTGGTGATATCACCAACTGTTGTAAGTGTTCCGCTTTGCCATGTATTACCGTTATTACCGTTTACTGACCATGCTGTGTCATCAGATCCAACGAACACGAATTCATTAGGATTGCCAACATTGTTCCAGATGTTACCAGGTCCGCCGAGGCCATTTGTGCCATATCTTGCGCCAGAACTACCTGCCCAAAATAGTCCCCAAGTATTAGTAGCTACAGCGACCATATATGAGTTCCAATCACTAGTAAGTCTAAACGGATAATTATTTTGTCCGTCACCAGTAGTAGAAATATTTCCACTAAAGATTGGAGAATTTATTTGAGTTGCAGTATCTGATGTATCACTGCGTAAGAAACTACTACCTTGAATGCCATCAACCGTATCAGCATCTATTCCATTGCCTGAACCTTCATCTGCTTGTGTGAGCACTCTGTTACCAGCAAAATAACCACCTGCATAAATGCTACCAGCAACATAAAGATTGTTACCGCCACCATTGGCACCAATTTGTACATGCTGATTTGGGTTTGAATACTGTACCCATAGATGATCTGTGCCAGCTCCACTAGCAGATTTACCCCAAATATGTCTTACTTGTAGTCTACCATCGCCGCCACCGCCTACATTAAGCATACCATTACCAGTGTTCCAGCCACCAGTGCCTGCTATAGTAACATTACCACCACTAAATTCGAAGTTTCCACCAGAACCACCACCAGTTTGATTAGCTCTGAAAGTCATATTAGTATGTGAATCTATATACAAATTATTAGAGTTGTCGTATATCCTTACTGTAGTTTGTGCACCTGTTCTTACACCTTCAAAAAAGAATGCATCTGCTCCGGTATTTTCTGCTCTAATAAAGCCACCGTTAACATGAAGTTTAGATCCTGGCAAGGTTGAACCAATGCCTACATTACCGTTTCCGTCAAATGTAACCTTTGGTGTTACAGTATGAATATTTGTAGCACCACTACCGTAGATAAAGTTTAACCCATCGCCTTTGGTT